GCTGCAAAGAAAAAAGAAGCGGCGGAAAAAAAGGTTGCAGAAGAACTAAAGAAACTAGAACAAGGGCCTTCATTCCTAGATAAAATGTTTGGTTCAAAATCAAACAAAGAATCTACTAATCAACAAGTAGCAGAAAAAGTCTCACCAAAGACTGAATTGCCTTCTATGGCGAAGACGACAGTAGTAGCAAAAGCACCTGAGAAACCGGCTGATGAATCTAATAAATTAGCTGATTTACAAAAACAACGAGAAGCTTTGACTAATCAAGGCCCTAGAACAAAAAATCAGCAAAGCATAGAGTCGCACGAAGAAATGTTAAAGACTCTTGATATGGCAATTACTGCTGAAAAAGCAAAACAAAAATCTGCACCAAAAGCCGCAGTTGGTGGTATATTTGATGGTCCTAAGTCTGGTTATCCTGTAGAGTTACACGGAAAAGAAATGATTACGCCGTTGGGCACCGGTACCAAAACTGCTAGTTTAAGCAGTATGACAGATGAACGTGATGAAGAATTAGAAAAAGAAATAGAAGCTATTGACCAATTGAAAAATAGTTTAAAAGAATCAGATACTATGTTTACTAAATTGTCTGGTTCAATAATGAAATTGAATAAGATTGAAGAAGATAAAATAGAAAAGCATGAAGCAGATGCTAAAATATTATCGGATGCACAAGACAAATTAAAGAATGTATTTAAGGGTGCTGAGATTGATCTATCAAAGTTCTCTGGTAGAGTAAAAGTATTGACCGATACTGCATTGGGTACCGGAGCGCCTGCTCCTGCAGCACCTGCTCCTGCAGGCGGCGCAGCCGGAGGAACAGGCGTTACACCACCGTCAGCACCTCCAATAGCAGGAATGGGCGGGGGCACAGGAATTACACCTCCTCCTGTAAAACAAGATGTAAAACAAAACTTAGGTGATGTTAAAGCCGCAATGATGAAACGTGGTATGGGCGATGAGAAATATCTCAATGCTGTACTAGGTAACGTCATGAAAGAATCCGGTGGAAAGATTCAAAATGAAAATCTCAATTATAGCAAGACAAGTAATGAACGTATTAGATCAATATTTGGATCAAGAGCTAGGGGCAAGTCTGAGCAAGAACTAAACGATATCAAATCTAGCCCTGAGTCAATGGGTGAGTTCATGTATGGTAAGGATACAAAGATCGGCCGTGGTATGGGTAATCTTGAACCAGGTGACGGATTCAAGTATAGAGGTCGTGGATACATTCAACTTACTGGTAAATCTAATTATGCGGCTGCATCACAGGCTATTTTTGGAGATGATACATTAGTTAAGAATCCTGATTTAGTCAATGATCCTAAGATTGCGGCTGATGTTGTAGCTTGGTATATGGAGCGTGGCAAAGCTGGTATGGCCAAGAAGATGGGTATTGATGATAAGAACATGACCCAAGCCGAAGCTAACTTGTTAGCCACTAGTCAAATTGCAGGTACTGATGTGCGCAGAGCCGGAGGCTATCTCGGCGGCGAAGTAATGAACAAAGTTGCAGGATATGCTGCATCTAAAGATATACAAGATATAAAGCCTTCAGAAGGCGGTACAATGGTCGCATCTGCCGATACTAAAAAGTCGGACATACCAAAAGCACAAAAAGGCGGAGTGTTTGAAGGGCCGGAAACAGGATACATTGTTGAATTACATGGTAATGAGACAGTAATACCTACTGATAAGATTGAAAGTTTAGCTAAGAAAGAACTTGCATCTTTTGGTAAGATGGCGGGGAATGTAACTACCGGTGGAGATACTAATGAAATTCCTGCAATAGACACAACAGACATTGCTAAGAAATCAGTAAAGTTGTTTTCAGAAGAAATGGGTCCAACGTTTGCTGGTATGAATGAATATACTGGATACAATGCAGGTCCTATGTCTACTGACTTGAAAGCTGTTCAAGGAATGGCAAGTAAAGTTGGGGCATATGACGACAAGACACAGACAATCACTGATACTGAAGCTTGGAAGAAGATATTGCATTCAGGAATTGCAACCAATTACGACATGGGGCTAGCAAAAGTAGGAACAGAACAGTTTGGTCCAGACGCAGGCAATGTGTTAGGTGATAGATTGAAAGAGATTATGGATATGGATAAGACTTCTCTGACAGATGCTATCAAACAATTGCAAGAAGAATTTAGGTCTGCTACTCAACAAATGGTAAAAGACTTGGCTCAGAATGCGGCTGCACCGATAGTAGAAGGAGCTGATGAAAACGTTATGGCTGAAGTTGCTAAATCTATGAGTGAATTAGTCAATAAAATGAGCGAAAGCAATGACATACAAGGTAAGATATTACAGTATTCACAAGTTTGATACTAAATACTGTTAACCAGATAAAGTTATGACATACAAAAAGAAATTTTTAAACAGAAGCGGCGTTTCTAGCCCAATCTCCGGCGGTAATAGCAATCAAGGAGCATGGAACGGAAGCCCTGGCCAAAACGGCAGTTCTACTGGCGGATGGAATAACAATGAATTTGGTTATAAAAATTACGGTTCTAGACTTCCTGAAGTCTATTCTGGTCACCCAAACCGTATCGAACGATACAATCAGTATGAAATGATGGACGTTGATGCTGAAATTAACGCATGTTTGGATATTATTTCAGAGTTCAGTACAATGAAGAACGAGCAAAATAAAACTCCTTTTGCTTTTGAATTTAAAGATGATCCTACTCCGCACGAAGTAGAATTACTAAAGACACAATTACAACAATGGTGTAAATTAAACGAATTTGATGTGCGACTGTTCAAGATATTTCGTAACTGTATTAAGTTTGGCGATCAAGTATTTGTTCGTGACCCAGAGAACTTTAAGCTGTACTGGGTTGACATGCTTAAGGTCATCAAAGTTATCGTTAATGAAAGTGAAGGCAAGAAGCCCGAGCAGTATGTTATTAAAGACATTAACATCAATTTACAAAACTTAACAGTAGCGCAAAAAACTAACACAGACTTTGCTGCCAACCCTGCAACAGGATTTGGTGGCACCGGCGGTGGCGGCACAGGTGGAGGATATACCGTACCTGCGATGCCGTATAACACTACCGGTAGTCGATTCACTTTGGGCCAGAGCGAGTCAGCCATAGATGCTAAACATGTAGTCCATCTAAGTTTGACAGAGGGTCTGGATCGTTTCTGGCCCTTCGGTCAATCAATCTTAGAAAACATTTTCAAAGTCTATAAACAAAAAGAATTATTAGAAGACGCTGTTCTTATCTATCGTGTACAGCGAGCACCTGAACGTAGAATGTTCAAGATTGACGTTGGTAACATGCCAAGTCATATGGCTATGGCATTCGTTGAGCGTATTAAGAACGAGATTCACCAGCGTAGAATCCCATCACCATATGGTGGTTCTAGTGTAGTGGATGCTACTTACAATCCATTATCAATGAATGAAGATTACTTCTTCCCTGTCACTGCTGACGGAAGAGGATCAAGTGTTGAAGTATTACCCGGTGGACAAAACTTAGGTGAGATTGATGACTTGCGCTATTTCAATAACAGACTAGCTCGTGGTTTGCGTGTTCCAAGTAGCTATCTTCCTACAGGACCAGACGATAATACAACACCATTGAGCGACGGCCGTGTTGGTACTGCAATGATTCAAGAGTTTCGTTTTAACCAATACTGTGAACGACTACAAAACTACATTGCATTGAAGCTTGATGAAGAATTTAAACTGTTCTTGCGTTGGAGAGGATTAAACATCGATAGTGGATTGTTTCAACTAAAGTTTAATCCTCCACAAAACTTTGCGGCATATCGTCAAAGTGAATTAGATAATGCACGTGTTGGAACATTTGCTAGTATGGAAGCTTTCCCTTATATTAGCAAGCGTTTTGCTTTAGAGAGATTCTTGGGATTGACCGAAGAAGAAATTACTAAGAACGAAGAACTGTGGCGTGAAGAAAATAACAAGACTGAGGATGAAGTTCCTGCAGGCCAAGACTTGCGTAACATTGGTGTAAGTGTAGGCGATATAGAGACTGATGAACAAACAGGTGAAGAAATGGAAGAGCCAGAAACACCTGACGGTGAAGAAATAGATCCTGAAATAGCAGGCCCAGTTCAATCAACGCCTGGAGCTATGCCACCGGCAGGTCCACCGGCATAATTGATAAATAGATTATTGGGACACCGAAATGAAATTAATGGAAATGTTTGACGCACCTATATCGGGTTATCAAGATGTAAATCAAGATAACAGTAAACCAGAGTGGAAGCAGTCAAGAAAAACTAAACTTACCTTAAAACAAATACGTAAATTACGTAAGATGTTAGATGTTCGCAACTATGAAAAGAAGCAACATTTGAAAAAAGTTTTCGACCAATATGGTCCTAAGCCCGATGCTGAAGGCGGACCTACTGTCTAATTCAGCTTATTCCAAGTGAAAACGCAAAAAATCAGCACTTAATGTGCTGTTTTTTATGATACCCACTAAATAATTCTACAAAGCCATTCTATTCAGGAGACAAACAATGGACAACAAAAAATTTGAACAACTTATTGATATGATTATCAATGAGAATGAAGAACAAGCTCGTGAATTATTTCACGAAATCGTGGTAGAAAAATCACGTGAAATCTATGAGTCTATCATGGACGAAGAGATGATGGGCGAAGGCGGCATGGTCGGTCAAATTGGTGACTTGATGGACGAAATTAGTGCCGAAGAAGCCGGCGGCATGACTGAAGACGATGAAGAAATGGACTTTGGTGATGAAGAAGAAGTAGTTGATATTGATGCAGACGACATGGGCGCCGGCGAAGAAGGTGCTGAAGTTGAAGATGCAGTTATTCGTATCGAAGACAAGCTAGACCAACTAATGGCAGAATTTGAACAAATCATGGGCGGCGGCGACGATGACATGGGCGACGATGACATGGGCGACATGGGTGCTGACGACATGGGCGGTGATGAAGACATGGGCGATGATGACATGATGGAAGCCGAAGAAATCGATGAAGAAGATGATGATTTAGAAGAATCAGTTATGGAAGCTGTTCAACTAAAACAAGTCGGTGGATCAACATACAACAAGTATGGTCAGATGGGTGACAACGGTGTGCAAACAAAGAGCCCAAGTCTACAAAACAGTGGACAAGCTGGTATGGATAGCAGACCAGTTAAGTTCTCTGGTCAATCAGAAGCTGTACCATCAAGCCCAAAGGCTCCTAGCAATGCATATGCTAAAGGTGAAACATCTGTTAAAGGTGCAGGATCATTTAAGAATGCACCAGGCGCAGGTAATTTCAACGAAAAAGGTGAGGCAACACCTAAGCCAGTCACTAAAGACGCAGCCGGCGCTATCAAGAGCCCAGTAGCTGAGTCTCGCAAGACTACAAGAAGAATCGTTAAGTAAGGTCTGAGAGCAATGGCTTTGTATCTCAAGGAGCATCTAACATTCGACAGAGCCGGTATGGTAGTCGAAAGTGAAGGTGACGGCGACAAGAAGAATCTCTACATGAAAGGGATCTTCATTCAGGGTGGGGTTAAAAACGCTAATGAGCGTGTTTACCCCGTTTCTGAAATTGAATCTGCCGTTAATACTCTAAATGAACAAATCAAAACAGGTTATTCAGTTCTAGGTGAAGTGGATCATCCTGACGACTTAAAGATCAACTTAGACCGTGTATCACATATGATTACAAGCATGTGGATGGATGGTGCAAACGGTTTTGGAAAACTAAAAATATTACCAACTCCAATGGGGCAGTTAGTAACTACCATGTTGCAGAGTGGTGTCAAACTTGGCGTGTCTAGTAGAGGTAGCGGAAACGTTAACGATATGGACGGCCGTGTCAGTGACTTTGAAATAGTCACTGTCGATATTGTCGCTCAACCAAGCGCTCCTAATGCTTATCCTAAAGCAATATATGAAGGTATGATGAATATGCGTCATGGTCATAAATTGTTGGATATCGCAAAAGATGCACAGGGTGACAAAAAAGTAGAAAAGTTTTTGAAAGAGGAAGTAATGCGCCTTATCAAAGACTTGAAAATCAAATAAAGGGGAATAAGCATGTTTGATGCTATCAAACCATTACTTGAAAGCGGTCTAATTAATGATGAAGTTGGTGCTCAGTTAAATGAAGCATGGGAATCAAAGTTAGTTGAGGCTCGTGAGCAAGTTCGTGCTGAATTACGTGAGGAGTTCGCACGCCGTTACGAACACGACAGAAGCGTGATGGTTGAAGCCCTAGATAAGATGATGACTGACAGCCTACAATCTGAAATTTCAGAATTTCAAATTGAGAGACAGGCTATGAATGAAGACCGTGTACGAGCACAACAAAAACTACGTGAAAACGCAGTTAAATTCAATGATTTTATGGTTACTAAATTAGCCGAAGAAATTAAAGAATTACGTAGTGATCGCAAATCAATGAAAGAAAGCCAAACCAAGTTAGAACAATTCGTTGTTCATGCTCTTGCCCGTGAAATTAAAGAATTCACTCAAGACAAGCAAGCAGTGGTTGAAGCTAAAGTTAAATTGGTTTCAGAGGGTCGTCAACAACTCGAAGCATTGAAGAAACGTTTTGTTTCTGAAAGTGCAAAGAGACTTAGTACAGCAGTTACCACTCATCTTCAGGGCGAACTATCTCAGCTTAAGGAAGACATTCAGATTGCACGTGAAAACACTTTTGGTCGCAAACTGTTTGAAGCTTTCGCCGGCGAATTCTCTGTTACTCATTTAAATGAGAAAGCAGAAACTCGCAAGCTAGTAGCTAAACTACAAGAAAAAGAACAACAACTTGCAGAATCGGCACAGATTTTATCTAGTGCCAAGCAATTAGTTGAATCAAAAGAACGTGAAGTTCGAATCATCAAAGAAAGTAATCTACGTGAAAAGACTATGGCTGAATTGCTAAGTTCACTTAACGAAGAAAAAGCTTCTACGATGAAAACTTTACTAGAAAGTGTGCAAACAACTAAGTTGAAAGCTACTTTCGATAAGTATTTACCGGCAGTTCTTAATACTGGCACTGAAAAGAAAGCGAAAGCTACTCTATCAGAATCAGTTATTGTAGAAGCAACCGGTGATAAAACTGCCAAACAAATCAAAGAAGTTGATATGGAACAACGTGATAACGTTATCGATATCAAGCGTCTGGCAGGGCTATAAAAACGACATCTATAGGAGAATATTAAAATGTCAAAAGTTCTATTAGAAAGCCGTTGGGGCGAAACCAAAGAGGCCCTGTTAGAAGGCTTAAAGGGCACACGCCGCTCAACAATGGGTGTTATCTTAGAAAACACCAAAAAACAGTTACTAGCTGAATCTTCTGCTGGTACTACAACTGCAGGTAACATTGCAACTCTTAACCGTGTTATTTTACCGGTTATCCGTCGTGTTATGCCTACAGTTATCGCTAACGAGCTAGTAGGTGTTCAGCCTATGACTGGCCCAGTTGGTCAAATTCACACTCTACGTGTACGTTATGCTAACAGCTTGACAGACAACAGTGCGGCACAAACTAGCGTATCAGCTGGTGAAGAAGCATTGAGTCCATTCAAGATTGCGCAGGCTTACTCACGTCAGCCAAGTGGTTCAGCTGGTGATACAACTAGCTTCTACACAGCTAACGATACTGCGGCCCTAGAAGGTAACGGCGGTCGTCAGATCAGCGTTCAAATCTTGAGACAAGCTGTTGAAGCTAAGTCACGTAAGTTGCAAGCACGTTGGACATTTGAAGCTGCGCAAGATGCACAGTCTCAACATGGTATTGACGTTGAAGCAGAAATTATGGCTGCACTAGCACAAGAAATTACTGCTGAAATTGACCAAGAAATCTTGTTATCTCTACGTACTCTAGCAAGTACAGAGTTTACATTCAACCAAGCTACTGTATCTGGTACAGCTACTTACGTTGGTGACGAACACGCTGCCTTAGCTGTTCTTATCAACCGTGTTGCTAACTTGATCGCCCAACGTACACGTCGTGGCGCAGGTAACTGGGCTGTTGTTTCTTCTGCCGCATTGACAGTATTGCAATCTGCAACTACTTCTGCGTTTGCACGTACAACAGAAGGTACATTCGAAGCACCTACAAACACTAAGTTTGTTGGTACATTGAACGGCGCTATGAGAGTTTTTGTTGACTCTTATGCTCCTGATACTACACCTGTTCTAGTTGGATACAAGGGTTCATCTGAGACTGATGCGGCAGCATTCTATTGCCCATACATTCCATTGATGAGTTCTGGTGTTGTTCTAGATCCGTCAACATTCGAACCAGTCGTATCATTCATGACACGTTATGGTTACATCGAATTGACTAACACTGCATCCAGCTTCGGTAACGCGGCTGACTACGTTGGTGAAATTGCGGTTCAGAATTTAACGTTTCAGTGAAATTCAAAACACATTAATATCTTTACAGATATTATCAACACAAAAGGGGCACGAAAGTGCCCTTTTTTGTATCTAAAATTAGTGGAATGTGAGATTATGTATAAATACTATTATGCTTACAAACAAATATTCCAAACTTTATTACGAGATAACTTCTAATGCCAAGAAGCGCAGTACTGAGGGCTATACTGAACTACATCATATCATCCCGCAATCAATGGGCGGTAGTAATGACAAAGAAAATCTAGTAGACCTAACAGCAAGAGAGCATTTTATTTGTCATTGGTTGTTGATAAAAATGACAGAAGGTGAAGATAGAAGTAAGATGTTATACGCACTCAATGGGATGAAAGCAGAGAATAGATATCAACAAAGATACCATACAAAAATCACAGCAAGAGTATATGAGAAATATAGAATAGAACACGCAGAGAACCACAGTAAACGAATGAAAGGTAGACCTGCTTGGAACAAGGGTAGAAAGTTGGAAGAACACGAATTACAAGAACATATTGAGAGAGCAAGAAATAGAAAGATAGATCCAATCAAACAAGCAGAAGGTCAACAGAAAAGAATAGCAAAAGTAACAGGAAGAAAAGATAGTGATGAGGCAAAACTGAAAAAAAGCCTAGCACTTAAAGGTAAACCTAAAGGTCCTATGAGTGAAGAACAAAAGCAAGCACGTTCAATAACAATGACTGGTCAAAAGAAAACAAAATCTCACGCAACAAATGTAGCCAACGCAGTATTAGGTAACATCAGTATCAACAAAGACAATACAGAGAAGAAAGTAAAGAAAGATACCCTACAAAGTTACTTAGATGATGGTTGGCAACTTGGTGGCAAAAAGCGTAAGATAGCATAAATATATTATAGGAGAAATAGTATGAAATCCGTACAAGAATATATTAAAGTGCTAGAAGATATCGAATCTAGCGCAAAAGAACAAGGTGGTAATGTTAAAGGTCCATTTACTGCAGGTCAATTAGCCCAAATATTTTCTAAATTACCGCCTGATGCAAAAGTAGAAATGACAATGAATGAAGAATATCAAGATGAAGTTGGTAGCATTAGTTGGGGCCGAGACTATGTTTTAATTGACGATCATTAAATCGGAATCTTCTTGTTCGAGAGCACAGACTACGGTCTGTGTTACGGGAAGGAATCAAAGAGCACTTCGGTGCTCTTTTTTATTGGCGATAAATATCTAATGAACGCAATATTATACACTTTTATAGTTACGCACATCACTATAGTATGTGTCACTCTATTCTTACATAGAGGTCAAGCACATAAAGCAATAATCTTTAATCCCATACTAGAACACTTTATGCGTTTTTGGTTGTGGCTAACAACCGGTATGATTACTAAACAATGGGTAGCTATTCATCGCAAGCATCATAGATTTAGTGACCTTACCGGTGATCCACATAGCCCTCACGTATACGGGATAAAGCGGGTATTATTCAAAGGAGCAGTGTTATATCATGACGCAAGCAAAGATAAAGATATGGTTAATACATATGGTGTTGGTACTCCTTCTGATTGGATGGAGCACAACATATACACTAATCACAGTAGACTTGGCATTGGCATTCTCTTTTTGTTCAACACATTAGTGTTTGGTTGGATAGGCATATTAATATGGGGAATACAAATGATTTGGATTCCATTCTGGGCTGCCGGCGTAATCAATGGAATAGGACATTGGATAGGATATCGCAATGGGGTTACTAAAGATCATAGTCGTAATATCAGCCCTTGGGGAGTTATAATAGGTGGTGAAGAACTTCATAACAATCATCATCTAGAGCCTGCAAATCCTAAATTAAGTAGAAAATGGTTTGAATTTGATATCGGCTGGATGTGGCTATCAATTTTTAAATTTATAAAACTAGCAAAGGTGCGGTAAGACTATAATCTATAGTCAGTGTCTATGGTTATATCAAGAAGTGATTTTTTCTCACGCAATTTCTTTTGATACAACCTATTGCAATTAGCGCATAGAGTCTCTATATTAGATTTAGCTTTATTCTTTTTGTTACCATCTTTGTACACAATGTCTAGCTGACATTTATCTTCTGGTACAAAATTACAACTATCACACTTGTCTCTTTTGTTTAATCTATGTCTAAACTTTTCATTATACATTGAAGTTGAACACGCAGCACAATATTTGTGCCATTTTTGAAATCCATGTTTACTTTTGCCGTTGGGTTTCGCAAGAACAACATTGCATTGCTTACATAGTGGACGATATGGTTGTCTGGTCAACATAAAAAAAGATATCCAAGTTATCTTATTTCTAATGTTTATTTAACTAATCAAGATAAATATATTATAAAAATATATTTTAGGATAACACATGTCAGCAGAACCGTTTAACTCCCTAGGTGGCTTTAGCGTAGGTATACCAGAAAAAATAGTAGTCGATGCCAACGGCAATGTCGTTACTAATGTTATGGTGCCTAGTGGTAACGTTGTAGCTAATACCATATCAGCTAACAACCTGTCACTGTCAGGTAACATAAATTTAGGTGACGCTAGCAATGTAACTATACTAGGTGGAGAGAATGGTTACTTCTTACAAACTGATGGTGAAGGTAACTTAACTTGGGCAGCCGGTGGTAATGGTGGAGGCAGCAATGCTTCTCCTGCCGGTTCTAATACGCAAGTACAGTTCAATGATGCAGGCAGCTTTGGTGGAAATGCCGGCTTTACGTTTGACAAAACAACTGGCACACTAGTAGTAGACTATGTAGTAGTAGAAGGAAATGTAACAGCAAACATCGTATCAGCAAACTATCTATATGGTGATGGTAGTAATATTACAGGTATAACAGGTCTTTCAGGTACGAGCGGATGGAGTGGCACAAGTGGTTGGTCTGGTGAGTCAGGTGAGAGTGGTACTAGCGGACAACAAGGTACATCAGGCTTCAGCGGTTTAACCGGTGTATCAGGGTTCAGTGGTCGTTCAGGATTTTCAGGTACTACTGGTTTAAGTGGTATATCAGGGCATTCAGGTAAGTCAGGCTTTAGTGGATCCGGTATCAGTGGCTGGTCTGGCGCTAGCGGTATATCAGGTCAAAAAGGCCTAAGTGGGGTATCCGGTGTAAGTGGTTTTAGTGGCTCGGGTATATCAGGAACTTCAGGTATTAGTGGATTCAGTGGTACAACAGGCATTAGTGGATTCAGTGGTACAACAGGCATTAGTGGATTTAGTGGCACAACAGGTATATCAGGAACTTCAGGTATAAGCGGTACATCAGGTATAAGCGGTACATCAGGTACATCAGGATGGTCAGGATTTACAGGTGCATCAGGTGTAAGTGGCTTTAGTGGTTCAGGTATCAGCGGCGCTAGCGGTTACTCAGGTATCAGTGGATATTCAGGTACAAGTGGTACGTCAGGTATTAGTGGTACGTCAGGTATTAGTGGCACATCGGGCATCAGTGGATATAGTGGTTCAGGCATCAGTGGTTATTCAGGAACTTCAGGAACTTCAGGCACTACTGGTATCAGCGGTAAATCAGGTACATCAGGATATTCAGGCAAATCAATCGACTTGCAAGGTACTGTAAGTGACTATACTCAATTGCCTAATGGAGCCCCATCCGGAGCAGTTTATATCGTTACCGGAGCAGGTGGCGGATACAATGCAGGTGATGGAGCAGTAAGTAATGGAGATGATACTTGGACTAATATCGGGCCATTACAAGGCCCTTCAGGATTTAGTGGTGTAAGTGGATTTAGTGGCACATCAGGTTTTAGTGGTTCTGGTATATCTGGTTATTCAGGTACCTCAGGTGAGTCAGGTTATAGTGGAACATCAGGTGAGTCAGGTTATAGTGGAACATCAGGTGAGTCAGGTTATAGTGGAACATCAGGTATCAGTGGTTATTCAGGAACTTCAGGTGAGTCCGGTACATCAGGT